CGCCCTGGCGGAAATCAGACCGATAATGACGCAATGTTCGGTGAAGGATTTTGTGAACCCATGCCCGTCGAGTGATGCAGTTCCGAAGGCGGCAAGGTTACCCTGAGCCGTCGTATTACTTTCGGAGGTTTGGGCAATGGGATTGATGTTTATAGGCGTGCTACCGCCGCCTAAGTATTCCGGGCGCTGCAAGCGAGCGTCCGGTGATGTGACACCAAAGTGTGCACGGATAATTTCCGTGTATCGCGTTCCGCCTCGGGCATCACGCTCATAGAGTTTCTGAATTTGGAACGCCTGGCGCAGCTGATTAATTGTCGCTGCTGTTGCTGCCGAAAGGTCAGCATGAACGTCAGGATAGTTCGCGACTTCACGCATGTAGAACGCGTGGCTTGAAGTGTTGACGTAGTCAGTTCCGGTTACGTCAATACCGCCAGTTTCCCTGACGGTGGGTTGTGACGTAGTTGGTGAAACGCTTGTCCAGCCGAGCCCCGTGATCGGTGCTTCGGTACCAAGCGGGAGTTCTACCGCCGGTCCTTTCTGGGGCCAAGGGAGTGACGATGTGAAGTAGTCGTGGCGCTTGCCGCGAACGCGGACGCCATAGAGGTCCGGATCGTCCGGACCATCGTCAGTAGGGACAGTGAGACTGTCCTGTAGGTTCTGATCACGAAACCATTCGTTGTAGATCAGGTTATACGCGCGGTGCCAGAGCGCGCTATGAGTGACGTTCTCGATTTTGGTCGGTATCCCGAAATAGTCGTGCAGTGACTGCTCATTGTAGCCGCCTGAGGCGACCGCAGGAGACATAGTCGGGACGAGAAAGTCAGTACTATCATCCGGGTCGATTTGTTCGCCATTAAACTTCTGAAAGTTGTCCCAGATCAATCTGATCGGGACTGCGAAGAAATGGCTGTCAAGGAACATGTTGTCCATGAACGGATGTATAGGAGTGGCAAGCCTGGCGAATGCCGTCATACGGCAATTGAAAGTATCGCCCGGTAGTACCTCGTCGATGAATACCGGGACGAGGCGCCCGGCATCGAAGGTAGTTTTATAGCCACAAGATCGATCGAATTTGGATCGAGGGATTTCCGCTTCGGCTACTTGCGAGAAGCGGTGCGACATCACAGATGGTCGTTGTTTCAAGAGACTTCTCCTTTAACAAGTTCGTGGAGCTTTATGATTGGCTCCGGTGAGGTGTGGAATACGAACGTCGCGGTGTTGTCGTCCCATTCCCCGAGTTCGAACAATTGGTAGTCTTCCGCGTGACGTGAAAAGGCGTGCGCGTTATCACTTACGCAATCCTGCATGGCACGGATCGCAGCGCCTTTACTGGGCAGGAAGAACGGTTGCAGATATGCCTCAACCTTGATGTCATAGATCGTATAAACTTTCTGGTTCATTCGAATTCCTCTATGTCTCTTGTGAAAAGACGCATCTTTTCTAGGTGTATTTTTTCCCGGACGCGTTTGCGTTCCGGTGTGTTGTTCCAGGCGTGTCGCCTGGCGTTTTTTTTATTTTCTATTCTCTGTTTGGTTTGCTCCTTTTCGTTTAGCGTTCGGGTATCGTAAAACTTGGGTTGTTGAACGTTTTTCCCGTTGATGATGACGCCGGGTTGGGGGCCATACACGTCGCTGGAATACTTATCCAGCCACTTAGTGCCAAGACCCGGATTACGGGACATGGTGGTATACTCAGGTACGCCAGGATGGATAACGCCATCGCGGTCAAACCAGCTGTAGTAAGCTTCTTGATCATCGCCGAACCTCTTTTTCATGACGTAGCGGGCAGTATATGCCGCGCTTTCGAACGTGAGTTCTCCGATTGTAACGTGACCCAGTCCCCAGATTTTTTCGAGGGACTTAGAGGTGTATAGAACGTGTCCTTGGGCGGTTTTTCGGAGGACGACCAGATCATCAGGCCGATAGTTAAACAGGCAACTATGATAATGAGGGCGGAGAGTGCGCTCGCCATACTCACCGCAATGATAAAAGCGAATTCCTTTCCCATGCGCTTTCCTAAGTTTTTTCATGAATAGTTGGTGGTGCCGGGGATAGAGTTGTTGTCCCCGGGGTATTTCCTCATCCTTGTAGGTGAGGGTGACGAAGCAGTTATCTTCATGCATTTGAGCTTCGTGCATTATCCGGATCGCCCATTGTCGGGATCGCTCCAGGCGACAGCCTGAGCAGTATCCGCAGGGGATCACGACAGCGTCACCGCTGATCGAGTGCGCTTTGTCCCATACGAGTGATCGCTTACCGGAAGGGTTTACGTCTCGAGAGCGGTACGCTGTCTGTGGTTTATAGCAGACCATTTCAGAGGCGAATTCCGCCTCTCATGGGTTTACCTCGGACGTTTTTCTTATGAGTGCCTCTTGCCGTTTTGCGGAAGAGTTTTTTAGAGCCTCTTCGGCTCATCTTTTTACGTCGCATGTTGTGCTCCTTTTGTGTTTTGGTGTCAGTCCGTACAGTTAACATCAAGTGGGGAACTGTACGGGTTGCGCCTAGCCGGCGCTTTCAGGAGGCTTAGGCGCCTCCTTTTTCTTTTGTCGTGGGGGAGCCTCATCGGGAGGCGTATCCTGCTCTGTCATGGGGTCTACCTCGCCTGGAGGCGGTTTATTCATAAGACCCCAGTCTATGAGTTGGTCTTCGTTGTCGGGGTCGTCGCAGAAAGCGACGAATTGCGCCGGGTCGTTGTCGAATTCCCGGCGTATTTTGGCAGGGACTTGCTCAAACATATCTTGAGCGTCCATGACCGTTTGTAGGGCTTCCCGGTAGTCGAGGTTAGAGGAGAAATCTCCGAATTGACCAGGTCCTCGAGAGTTGGGAAGGAAGCCCGTTTTTTCGAAGCGTTTGACAACGTTGTTGACGTCGCATTCTTCCTTGAACGATTGATGCGTGCGCCCTTGTGCCGGGAAAGATACCCGGACGGGCTTGTGTTTTCGGTATGAGCCTTGGAGGGCCATGTTTATCTCCTTTTGCTGGGGATGCCGATGCCGGTGAGGTCTTTGATGATATTACCGAGAGTGCCGGTGACAGTACCGGCACCCGTTTTTCGGTATTGTAGTCGTACTTTGGCATCTGCTGCTGCTGATTTTGCTGAATGCAGTTCTTGAGCTCTGACGAGGCTTTCGATGTTTGTCAAGTTTGTTCGTGCTGAAATCTCCTTGTTCTGTGATTTGAGATTGTCGTTAGTGGCTTCGAGGTTGTCCACCTCGGAGGTGAGGCGTCGTGCTTGCAGTGCTGTGGCGACGCCTGGTTCCAGCTGTGACACAGCTGGGGTAGATCGGGCGGGACCAGTGACGGCTGCTGAAGAGGTCCCTGAGGGTGAGCTTGCGCCACCTTGTTTGTATGCGAGGATCGGGTTGAGACCCGCTTTCCTCATGTCTGCGATCGCTCGTTGATATGATGTGTTTGACATCCGCTCTTGAAATGCAAATTGCTTCGCATCTCGCGCTGCTGTTATGCGGTTAGCTTCTGCAAATCGAGCGGCGTCAATCTGATTTTGTTCTTGGAAGCGATCTTTATTTTCTCTGTTTTGTTGGAATGCGCTGAATGCGCTGATTAAGCCGGGGACGGCTGCTGCAAATAGTGGTGCTACCATTTTGCTTCCGATCTGTTTTGTACCGACCCCAAGTGGGTCGGGGGGCTTGACCTTCGGGTGAAAGCCCCCCGGCCCTGGGCCGGTTGGTTGTTTGTTTAGAGGCTCTTTCTCATCGTTAGAAGTGATCGATTAAGCCTGGCACGCTGTACACGGGCATCGGCCGTGCGCAGTGCAGTTTGAAGTAGCTATCGAAGATGAAGTCCGGTTCTGAGGGTACCGCGACCACGCGGTCAACCGGAGGTGTTTCTCTAATGAATGTGTCGCCCAATACGGGGCGAGTTGAGAAGTCCTGGCTCAAGTGCCAGGTATCGAGTGGTGTCGTCGCATTGCTCCTCATGAGGCCGGTAACTTTAGAAGGTTTATAGCGATACTCCGCGTATCTTTCCTGATAGCCAAAGACGTCTTCGTCGTTGGCTGTTCCGTCCACATAAATCTCTTTCGAGAGTACGGCTTGTTCGCCGATGTGTGACAGGGCCGGCCAGTAGAAATCCCACCTGGTAGATCTAGAGAACATGCGGTCCAGTCCCTGCTGGTAGGTCAGATCCGCCCTGGCGGAAATCAGACCGATAATGACGCAATGTTCGGTGAAGGATTTTGTGAACCCATGCCCGTCGAGTGATG